CGTCTTGTTTTTCTGCTGTTTCTAGTTTAAATATATCTACATCTAGCTCTTTCATTTGAACTTCAAACTGTTGTTCAGCTTTTTTAAGTTCTAACATTTGTTCGGGTGTAGCTGATTGAATGGCTTGATTGATGGCTTTTGGCTCAGGAGAACAACCTAGGACTTGTGCAACAACAGAAGCTGCTTGTCCACCCAATGGTCCACCCAAAGCAGATCCTAGTGTTGGTGCTATGGCTCCTACTACATTTTTGATCAAATTAAATTTCATAATTACCCTGCTAATGGATTTTTTTCTTCATTAATTTTAGATTCTATCTTTTGTACATCTTTTTGTAAGTTCATGTACTGTTCTTTTAAAATAGACCAATTGTTGGTGTTTTGATTAACAACCCCTTCTAAAATATTTATTTGCTCTAACTTTTTTAATTTTTGTTCCATAACAGAAATTTGTGTTACAAGGCTGTTAATGTCTTCTTCGTAAGAAACAGATGCTTGTGCCTCTAAGTTTTCAATTCTATTAACATAGGTTGCTCCTTGATAGCCAAAACCAGCAAGGGTTGTAACAATTCCTACAAGAGCTATTAATTGCGTTGTTTTATTTTCAAACCAATTCATTTTTTATCCTACAAATTAGGTTGCATTGCTTTTAAGTTTACCAAAGTTTTTATGTTTTGGTTAAACAAACCGTTAAAAGCTGTTCTATTATCTAATAATGTATTGCTAGTATAAATGTTTTTTGACTCATACCAAAGCTCTTGATTGGGTATAGATAAAGCTCTGTAATCATTAAATCCAACAACATACCCCATGTATGCAATAATTTTATCTTCTGATCCATACTCTCCTGTTTGTTCTTGTTTGTTTTTTATTTCGTTTTGAGCCTCTTGCATGTTTTTAGTAAGGATTTGATCTGCTATTTCATCTGAGTCTGATCTACTGTTATTTGCGGATAAAGATGTATCAATTTGTACATCATTATTGACTGAAGATGTATTGCTAATGTTACTAGCCATAGTTGTTGTATCTGAAAAAGATTCATCTGATTCTGTAGAAACAGAAACGCTCATTTGTAAAACCTCATTGTTTTGTGCTGTTGAAGATGCAAATTGATCTGAAATACTAGGTGAGTTGCTCATAGAAACACCGCCACCGCTTGATCCTGATGAATTAGATGAATTGTTTAAATTGTTGTCATCGTTTTGACTTGTACCACTTACACTGTTGTTGGCTGTTTTAATTGTAGATGAAACAACTCGCAATGCGACATCTCTAGTTAATGAACTCTTTGTATCTTTGTTTTCAACAAAAATTTCTTCAATGGTTTCTTCCTGCCTTTCTCTTTCTTCTCTAACTTCTGCAACTTGTTCCTCTATCTCTTCTTCGATAAATCTAGGCTCTAGTTCTTCTTCTATCACTTCTTCAAAAATGGGTTCAGGCTCTTCTTCTATTATTCTTTCAGGTTCAGGCAAGTTTTCTGCTAAAAAGGTTTCTTGAAAAATAAATTCTTCAATCATAATTTCTTCACGAGGCAAAAATCTTTCTTCTTGTGCAATTTCAAATATTTCAATTGTTTCTACTGGTTCGGAAAAAGGTTGAGGTTCATTAAAAGCTTGTTGTTGTGGTTCAAAAAATATTGGTTCTTCGTATGATTGCATAGGCTCTTCTATGTAGCCAAACTGTTGCTCTTCTTCTATAGGTGGGTTGCTGTAATTTTGTTCTTCTTGATATCCATAATCAATTTCTTCTTCTTGAAAATAAGCTACGGATTCTTCTTGTTTATAGCCTTTGCATGATGGAGAGTATTGAGGGTCAATGTCACATTGTTCATCATCATAAGCTTGCCAATATCCTGCACAACTAACATCATTTAGTGGGTTGCTACAATCAATAACCTCGCCAACAAATAAAGAGCCACCGTTTTCTAAATTTTGATTTTTGTCTGAATTGTTCCAGTCATAGTTGTAACATTCTTTAGAGTTGTATGCTCCTGTATTGCACTCATCATGAAAATAATAGGTTTCAAACTCATCTTCTTTGCCTTGTATACCTATAAATACATCATGGTCTTGAATGTCTAGCTCGCCATAACGAGCCTCGTAGGTATCGTTAGGGTATAGCCAAAGCTCAAAAGTATTTTTTGAATCTCTGTAATATTCCCACATTTCATACCAACCAAATATAACCTTGTCATCAAAACTTTTGGCTAACATGGAAGAATTTTCTCCCATAATAAGGTCAGTCCAAAACGGATAGATTGTATAGTTGGTGTTGGGGGATGGGCTAGGATTGTACTGTGTGCAGTTTTTCTCCCATGTGCTTGCTGTAGATAATGAGCCTAATATTAAACAACCATTGCTAGCCATGTAACCTTGGTTAAAAGTTTCGCCAAAAAAATTAAAGTCAAAGCCAAAGTTAAAAACCTGAGATGTGCCGTCATCACTTGCTGACATGTTGGTAGCATTTTCTAAGCGTAAATCCCAAATGGGTTTGTCTTGAATGAGGGTGACTGTTGTTTGGCTTAAAGCTGTAACACTAAACAGACACGCTATTGCGTAGCATAAAATTCTTTTTTGCATTGTCTGTTGGTTTTAGTTTTTTTTGTATAGGTTTTTTTTACTAACCCAACCACATCTTTATTTATTTTTTCTCTTTTAGGATTTGCATCTTGTGTGCATTGTCTAATAAATTCTTTTTCTTTTTCGTCTGCATCGGGTCTTTTTGATGGGTTTTTTAACCAAGCTTGAGTTGCTTCGTCACCAATTTTGCCTTTATATGGACAAGGTGTGCCTGCCATTTCCATAGCCTTAAATACTCTTTTGTCTTGGCAGAGTATGCTCACACTAGCCACTTTCATGCCAGTATCGTAAAGATACTTAGACAGTTTTAATCTTTCACAGTTTTCATCTGTGACTGTGCTTCCAGTTGAAAGACCAAACACCTGTCCTTGAAAAGCACCCGATCTACCTACAGTACATAAGTCTTGAGAATAACTCATAATACTTGGTGCAATAGCAGAAGCAGGGGGTGCCTTACTTTTTACATTTTGATTAATGGTTTGAGTTGAGTTGGACTCATTAATATTTCTGTTGGTGTTATCAGAGGTTGAGTTATTAATATTTTTATTAGTGTTGTCCGTAACGACATTTGACTCAGACTCAGAAACATTCACATTCGTATTATTATTTGTGTTTACATTGTTGCTTGTTGAGCTAGAGGTATTTGTAACATTTTGATTTACGGTTGAATTTACATTTGAGGTCGAAGTCGAAGTATTGACATTGGTGTTGTTGTTTGTGTTTACATTGTTAGACGAAGAGCTACTGGTGCTATTGTTCGTGTTGATGTTTGTATTGTTGTTGGTGTTGGTGTTTGTGTTTGTGTTGTTATTGGTGTTAGTGTTTATGTTTGTGTTGTTGTTGGTGTTAGTGTTTGTGGTAACTGTGGTGTTGATGGTTGTTAACCCATTGTCTTCACAGTATTGCGTACCTGCTGTGCAATCACCAACTGGGTCAGCTTGCACATTTGACGACAAAAAACCGAGCGTTAAAAACGCTACACCAATTAAAAAGAACTGATTTTTCTGCCCGTAAATCATTTTTAAAATATAGCATAAAAAATTTTTTTACCTAAGAAAAATGCATTACTAATTTAATTTATTTTTCTTATTTTTTAAATTTAGAGACTATTTTGCTCCAAAGTTCAGGCTTAAATCTTTCAATAGACCAAGCTATCACTACTGCTACTACTGTTAATGGTATTAATACTTCCATGCTACTTTTCCTCGGTTTCAGTTTCTTTGCTCATTAATCCTTCATTTCTTCAATTAATCGTTCTTGTGTTTGCATAGGTGCTTGTTTTTCAAGCCAGCCTGTTGCTATATATTTTGGAATATCTCCAGTAAGAAATCCACCTCTGTGAGTGTGAGTATATCCTGCTGGAAAAATTAATACTGTTCCTTGCTTTGGTTGAAAAGAAAGTTTTTGGTGTAAAAATTCTGTTGCTCCACCATTTTCAGCAGGTATATCATTTAGATAAATGCTCCACGCACATACTCTATTAGAAAAGTAAAAATACCCATTTTCACAATGCCATACATGGAAACCCCCGCCCTTTTCAGTTTTTTGAATTTTGGTATAAAAATTAGATAATATGCATCCATCTGAAAGCAGTGAAGGATATAATCCTATATATTCTTCAAAACATTCTGATACTTTTTTTTGTATTTCATTATGAAGATTACTGTCTATCCTTTCTATAAACAACTGTTTATCTTTTCTGCCTTGTACTCCTTCGTGTTTAAATTGAGTTTCTCCATTACGTGTAAACTGACTGTACTCTTTAAGATTAGTTTTATTGGTAAAGTAATCAAATTGTTTTATGGTGTCTTCACAAATCTCTTTATCAAGAGCATTTTCCCAAATGCCTATATGTTCTTTTAGAATCACTTTAATTATTTAAAAAGACTGTAATGTGGTCAGTTTGGTCGCTGTCAACTTCCCAAGAATTGTTATCATAATTATAACAATACCAAGTTACACCATTGAATCTTCTCATCGGCTCTTGAGTATTAACCTCAGATTCTGGTACTGGAGCAGGTTCGTCTATTTCGCTTTCTGTTCTTTCTACAATAGTTTCTGTTGACTCATCATCATAAGTTACTAATTTAGTTGTAAGAGTAATTTTTTTCTCATCAAATGAAATATGCAATCCATCGTCTGATACTTTTTTTGTAATTTCTTTATTTGTTTCTGTTTTTAATATATTTTCGGATATTATTGTTTTACTCATTTTTTTACCCTGTCATATGACGAATTCTATAATACAATGGTGCATTATTACTGTTATTAGTAATAGTATAATTAGTACCAGTAAAAGTAATAGTTCCATGCTGTGAACCTCTAGTGGTAGAACCTATATTTCCAATTACTGAATTATAAGCTCCAGTTCTATGAGGTATATATTGATATGTGTTTATTGCTTGAGTTCCACCTGCCAAAGGGTCATTTGGAGCAAAATTATCAGAAACCATAGAAATAGTTAGCAATCCCCCAGCACCATCACTTGTAGTAGGACTTGAATATGTTCCAGCAGCAGGTAATGTTCCTGCATCCATAAAGGCAGCCTTATCACCACTTACATCGCTTGTTATATCAATTTTTGCATCACCACTGATTCTAAGTGGAGTTTGGGCATTATCACCAACTTTAAATTGCATTTGTTGACTACCAGCAGTAGTGTTGTGGTCATAGACTATTGAACCTCTTGCAGATGTGCCTGATAAGAACTCTAACTTAGAATCTTGGCCTTCGTCTGTATCTGAACTTATTTGCAATAAACAGTCATTGTCAGTTGACCTAAACCTAGCTTCTACTAAACCTGATGCTTGTTGGTTGAAGTTATGTGTTGGTGTAACTCCAATTCCAAAATTACTTCCATCATAGATAAGTGTTGACTCACCATTAAGAGTATTAGCAGTACCACTACCAGTTATAACTCTGTTATCAGCGTTGTCGTTGATTGTAGTTCCAGTTATAGTGGAGAATGATAATGTTCCACTGCCATCAGTTGTTAAGACTTGATCGCTTGTACCGTCTGATGTTGGATAGGCAAGACCCCCTGCTGTAAGCTGCCCTGCTACGTTGGCAGTACCTGCAAGTTGTAAATCTGTAAAAGCATTTACGACATTCGCTCCTGCTCCTCCGCCATCAGAATAAACAACTGCAACATCACCATTGGCGATTGTTACGCTTGTGCCTGAACCTTGTTTAACTGTTATGGATTGGCCACCAGCGGTAGCATTTTCAATAATCCAAACTTTAGAAACTGTATTAGGTGCTAAAGTTAAATTTCTAGTAGCTGTTAAAGTGGTAGTTGTTCCAACTTTTAAATATAAACTACGAGCAGGATCAGTTGCTCCATCTGCAATAGTAAGAGTATCATCTGCATCACTTGCAAAATCTTCAGTACCAAAGCTAAAAGCTTCTGCTATAAGTTCTAAATTGGTGTTGGTACTTGTTCCCCAAGTTCCTGACTCATCACCTGTGGTGATTTCCTTGAGTCTTAAATCATTTACATAAGTTGCCATCTTTTACCTCTGA